AATGACCAAAATGTTGAGCTTCCAGAACTTGAGGAAGCTAGTGCTCAGAAAGCGCCCGTGGGTGATGAAGAGCAGTCAGTCGCTTCAGTAGACAAGGCAGGTGATGCTACATCACAAGCGCCTGGTCGAACTGGTGACCAAAAAGGAAAGGATGAGCCTGCTGGCCGTCCAAAAACTAAAGCAGCAATGATCAACGCAATGTTCACAAAGATGAGTGGCATGTCTAAGGCAGAAATGTCTAAGATGTACGCTTCATACAACGAAGATGTTGAAGCTGACGAAGATGCAGTAGAACTGCCTGAGTTTGCTTACACAGATGAGTTGGATGCATTAGTTGAATCAGAAGCAACTTTGTCCGATGAGTTTAAAGCGAAAACTGCTGTTATTTTTGAGACTGCAATACGTTCCAAGCTCTCAGAAGAAGTAGAGCGCATGGAAGATGAGTATCAATCACGTCTTGACGAAGAGTTAGATGCTACTCGCACTGACCTCGTAGAGAAGATTGATTCATACCTAAACTATGTTGTTGAAAACTGGATGTCAGAAAACCAGATCGCAGTGGAGCAAGGTCTCCGTACTGAGATCGCAGAAGGCTTCATGAACAATCTTCGTGATCTGTTCGAAGAGTCTTACGTTTCTGTCCCAGAATCTAAAGTAGACCTAGTTGATGAACTAGCTGACCAAGTTGAAGATCTCGAAGAGAACCTCAACGCACGTACAGCAGAAGTTCTTGAAATGTCTGAGCAGATCGAGTCATTCCAACGTGAAGCGGTTATCCGTGAAGCGTCTCGTGATCTCGCTGACACTCAGGTAGAAAAACTCGCATCTCTTGTTTCAGGTTTAGACTTCGAAGATCAAGACTCATTCGCAGAGAAAGTTAAGACTGTGAAAGAGTCATACTTCACTAAAGAAGTTACAACTGTAACAGAAGAAGTAAACGAAGAGTGGACTGCTGACGAAAACACTGAAGTGTCTTCAACAATGTCACAGTACCTCAACGCAATCCAAAAGACTAATAAGTAAGGAGTATTCTAATGGAATCTTACGATAACTTAGTTGAGAAGTGGAGCCCCGTTCTCAACGAGACTAGCGCTGGTGAAATCAAAGATAACCACCGACGCGCTGTAACTGCTGCGGTTCTTGAGAACCAAGAAATCGCATTCGCAAAAGAAGCACAACTTAACGAGTCAGTACCAGCAAACAGCACTGCAAGTGTTGCTAACTGGAACCCTGTACTGATCGCACTTGTACGTCGTGCAATGCCTAACTTGATGGCATACGACATCTGTGGTGTTCAGCCTATGACTGGTCCTACTGGTCTTATCTTCTCTATGAAGTCTAAGTACAAGACTACTGTAGGTTCTGTAACTGACGGTGACGAAGCATTGTTCAGCGAAGCTGTACCAGCATTCTCTGGTGACTCTTCAGTAACAACTGACCCCGCTACTCGCGGACCTTCTGGTTTGGTTGGCGCTTCTGACACTGACGGTGATTCATCTATCACTGATTCAGGTGACGTATTCGCACCTGTAAACGCTGGTGGTATGGCAACTGAAAACGCGGAAGCACTTGGTTCAGTACCAGGCACTAACGACTTCCACGAGATGGGATTCACCATCGACAAGAGCACTGTAACTGCTAAGTCACGCGCTCTGAAGGCAGAGTACACTCTCGAACTTGCACAAGACCTCAAAGCAATCCACGGTCTTGACGCAGAGACAGAGCTTGCAAACATTCTGTCTACTGAAATCCTCGCTGAAATCAACCGTGAAGTTGTACGTACTATCAACTCACAGGCGAAGATCGGTTGTCGTCAAGACGGTCTTCAGGTCAAGGGTATCTTCGATCTGAACACTGACGCTGATGGCCGTTGGTCAGTAGAGAAGTTCAAGGGTCTGTTGGTACAACTTGAGCGTGAGTGCAACGTAATTGCAAAAGAGACACGTCGTGGTAAGGGTAACATGGTTATCTGTTCTTCAGACGTTGCTACTGCACTTGTTGCTTCAGGTATGCTTGACTACGCACCTTCACTGTCAACTAACCTTCAGGTAGATGACACAGGTAACACTTTCGCTGGTGTTCTTAACGGACGCACACGAGTATACATCGATCCATATGCAGAAGCAGACTACGTAACAGTCGGTTATAAGGGTACTAACCCATATGACGCTGGTGTATTCTACTGCCCATACGTACCTCTTCAGATGGTTCGTGCGGTTGGTGAAGATGACTTCCAGCCACGCATCGGGTTCAAGACTCGTTACGGAATGGCGTCGAACCCATACGTTGGTTCAACTCCTGCTGACGGTCTTGCAACTGCTCGTACTAACCAGTACTACCGTATCTTCCGCGTTGACAACATCCTCGCATAAGAACGATAATAATAAAGTGGTAAAGATTGGGGGACATTGTCCCCCTTTTTTTTACTTCTTACGTCGGTTGCACGATCGGTGTGTGGCCTGACCATTCTCAAGTTCGGTCTTACCACCAAGAATCCAATCTACGATGTGATCAACTTCAACGTGAGAACCAAACTCTCCCATGTCTTTGTTACAGAGAGCACACACACCCTTCTGTTGTTGATACAGAGTCTTTGCATCATCGCGACTGAACATACGCTTCTGATCCAGTTCATCAACCTCACTACCGTCCGAAAGTTCTGACATCTTATCGATAACCAGATTTAATGTGGTACGGGTATTGAGACCGTCGTTGCCACCCATGAAGTGTTGGTAGGGTGTCTTAGTCTCGTGAGTATCAGAATTGATAAGAGACTTGTCCTTGAGAGCCTGCACTGCATCGAGATACAAATTGAGGAACGCAATGGGTTGAACATTACGCTTGAGACGTAATTGTTCTGAAACCAAAAACGCATAGTTTCTCCACTCTTTGAGATCCATGATACGACGTGCATGACCACTCTGGATTACACCCTCATACACGGTACTCAGAGTCTTCTTCAACCGTGCCTCTTTAGGCCATGAGTCCATGAACTTCTGACCCGCTTCACGATAAAACTTTGTTATCGTGTTGTTTGTTGTACCCGTAGACTGTAGGTCAGCGATAGACACGTTCATCATGTAGATCAACTCAGCGAGAGTCTGATCAACCTTCAATGTCGTGTTGTTTGCGTTAATGTACTTTAACGTATGCTTGTCCTCATTTTCTAGGGCAAACATCTTGTGAGGTTTGTTGTCTGCCAACACTCCACGAACAATACGTTGTACCATACGCGATACGTATGAGAAGATTGCTTGACGCTTTTGTTGTGCATTCAGGTCATTGGAGTTGTTGAGTATGTCAACAAAGATCTCTCCAGCCTTGACTGAAGTAATGTTCTCGTAAACCTGAAAACGCAACTTATAGTTTCTCATGTAGTCCGCAACATCGGGGTGGTTACGGGTGAGTTCCAGCCATGAACAACCACGAAGATCAACGGGTTCTTCTTCTGGATCTACCTGAAAGAACTCTAGGAAATCGTTCTTAGGTAGGACGATGTCGCCATTCATAAAAGCAAAGATAGAACCTAGACGTTGTAGACCATCCATCATTTCCCCAAGGTAACCATTGATACCCTTTCCGGTACGCATGGCCATTTCAGGGATTTGATACAGGTCATGGAATATTGATGCAACCAACTGTTGTTGCCACTCTGGTGCGGCTTGAAACAGTCGTTGGTATTCGGGTGGTGCAAGATCCAAGAGACCATTTTGAGTCGCAAGACGCAACTCATTTATCTTGAACGTTGATATTCGCGACTTGGTGTGGTCGTTCTTGGGAACAAGTTTCACGTTGATTTGTGTTAGATCACCCGAGGCCTCGGAGGCTCGACGGGTTTCTCGATTTGCTGGTACTTCTACCAACTCTACTGCTGACATTGTACACTCCTGTATTGTTGTACTAACAAATTTCATGATTAGAGGGCTGACTGCATTAGTCTTCTCTAATCATGCGGTTAACGAATGATATCTATTTCATCCGCATTGGTGTTCCACGTTTCTAGTTGGGTACGTAGACGACCCTCTGATTTGAGAGTTTCATATCGTCGTGCCGCTTTGTTGCGCCACCACTCAATTACATTCTCACTATTAAATCTATCATAATTCTCTGCCTGTGTCAAGTCATTTCTCTTTAAATTTAAATAATCTTTCACAGACTGTGCTTCATACCCATATGTAGACACATAGGATCTTTTCTGTTCGGTGAGATTCAAAGCATCATTGTAGGTCTCACAGAACTTTTCATAGGCCGGAGTATCATGTAATCTCAGAGAGGATTTGATGATACTGACCATCTTGGTTTGTGTCTTGAGTTTACGTGAAGTTGCTTCACGATCAACGAGACGTTCCCCTTCGTTTTTCTCGGTAAACCAATCATCGAGTTGACGATACTTATCATCATTAATCAGGGGTGCGAACTTTGAATCTGTCAGACCAGTAAAACGTAGGAATGGTTTCATACCATCATACTGACTTGAAGACTTTGTCGAACCATACAATGATGTGGTTTCGAACACACAGAAGTTACCGTCGTACTTCTTGTTCAACATCTGGCGTACCTCGTGTGAAGTACATATCGCCGCACACAGTTTACCACCCAACGCATTGAACCCAAATGGTTGACTGGCCACAATGGTGAACCCCATGATGGCAGAATCGTTGAATCGTTTCATGACCTCTGGATTGTATGAATCGAGAGGATTACCCAACCATTGATTGCGTGGTCGTGAGTTGATTACCGGAGAACCCAAACGGATCATACCCAGTATGGAGTTTGTGTTATCCTCTTTCACTATGAGACACAACTGCTTGCCTGGGATACTCTGTTCGATTACAGCAGATGTCACGATCTCACAGTACGGATAAAACTTAGAAACTTTCTCGGCATGAAAGGAAATCTTCATGTCGTTTGGATGCAGACTATGACCGTCATAAAAGTCATTCTCGATACCAAGGCCTGGCAAAGAATCAGGGAACGACTTCATACGTTCCATCTTTACTTGACGCATATAGTCATCAATGCGTTCCATCTGTCCGAAGAAATCATCGAACACATTCGCGGCATAAATAGCATCTGATTTAGATAAATACATACATTACTCTCATTTGAAGAGACATTATACTAAAACTTTTACAGGAAGTCAACATGGCCTCTAACACTTTTGATTGCGGAACGAACTACTTGCAACCCAATGGGTTCAGGGTAGTGATCAACCGACAACAGTTCGGTAACGTTCAATTTTATGCACAGTCTGTACAACATCCTAATGTAGATCTTCCCGCCACTGAGATTGGGTTCTCACGTATATCTAGCGTGCCGTTTGTGGGCGATGCCGTGGAGTTCGGTATCCTACAGATGGACGTACTTCTTGATGAAGACATGAACTCTTATCGTGAACTATATAATTGGATGATGACTGCAACCGATACCAAACACAATCTCACCGCACTGGGTGGTCAAGGTCTTGGTACTAGTGAATCCCAACCATCCTCATATTATGACATAACTGTGGCCATCTTGTCAAGTCATAACAACGTGAATCGTACATTCCGATATACGAGTGCATTCCCCGTATCGGTGGGTCAGATCTCGTTGAACGCCACGGCCAGTGAACAGTTCCTATCATTCCCAGTATCATTTAGATTTGACTATTTCAACTTTAACTGATATAATGTAGAGGTTATCTCTACATCGGACACATTATGAATCTTGAAAGAATACTCGAAGAGTGGAAGAAAGACTCTTTGATTGAAATGAATGCATTGGATGCCAGTTCAGTGCAGACCACTATGCTACACGCCAAGTATCTAGAACTATACTCCACATACAAAATCAAATTAAAGGATGCGGAGTTTAAGCAGTCTATTCTCATGAAGAATAAGTGGTTGTGGTTCTCCGGTAAGTTATCCAAGGAAGAGATCGATCGATTCGGCTGGGACTATGATCCCTACGAAGGTCTGAAGATCCTCAAGGGTGACATGGCACACTTCGTCGAAGCAGACAAAGAGTTGCAAGAAAGTGAAGCAAAAATTGAGTACCTTAAAGTAGTTATAGATACACTCAAGGATATCATGGAGAACCTGAAGTGGCGACACCAGAACATCCGCAACATAATTGAATGGAAAAAGTTTGAGGCTGGTTTTTAATGGACATAGGTTTACTTGGTTTACTCGCAGTTTTTCTGTGTCCGATGGTATTCGGGGGTATCACCATGTACTACTCACACAAGTCTATACATGAAGAAACATTGAATCGATGGAAGTCATAAAGTTCACAATGAAGAACTATTCCATGCTCCAGATGACGGAGTGTGCGCCTAACATTGTGCAAGAATTGAGTGACCATTTCACGTTCGAGGTTCCAGGCGCGAAGTTCATGCCAGCTGTAAAGAAGCGTATTTGGGATGGCAAGATCCGTATGTTCAACCGTACCAATGGCGAGATCAACGCCGGTCTATACGAGGCCATACGTAAGTTCGCAGCAGAACGTGGGTACGGTATCAAGGTAGAAGAGTCTCCCTATGGATTCCCTTACGACAAGAACAAAGTCCCTCACATGGCGTTTCAGGAGTTCCTAGAAACTCTTAACTTGCCATTCAAACCTCGCGACTATCAGTATGATGCGATTGTGCACGGTATTGAGAACAAACGCGCCATCCTGCTATCACCGACCGGATCGGGTAAGTCATTTATCATCTACCTGTTGGCACGTTGGTATCTGGCCAACCACGACAAGAAACTTCTACTCATTGTACCTACCACATCTCTGGTAGAACAGATGTACAAAGACTTTTCGGATTACGGTTATGATGTGGAAACAAACTGTCACCGTATCTATTCTGGTAAAGACAAAGAGACAGAATGTCCCTTGATCATCTCCACATGGCAATCAATCTATAAGTTGGGTCCACCTTGGTTCCAACAGTTCGGTTGTGTCGTCGGTGATGAGGTGCACGGATTCAAGTCCAAGTCTCTGTCTTCTATTATGAACAAGGCGATCAAGGCAGAGTATCGATTCGGATTGACTGGCACACTTGACGGCACTCAGGTACACAAATTGGTACTTGAAGGATTGTTCGGGCCTGTTCTTCGTGTCACTACTACCCACGAGTTGCAGAAGCGAGATGCGCTGGCTGGATTAGATATAGATATAATACTACTGAAATATTCGAGGGAACATTGTCAAGTTACAGACAAAAGGACATATCAAGATGAAATTGATTTCATCGTCAAGTACGAAAAACGAAACAAATTCATCGCAAATCTGGCAGTCAATCAAACCGGTAATACTTTGGTACTGTTTAATCTTGTGGACAAACACGGCAAGGTTCTACGGGATCTGATACAACAAAGACTCAAAGATGACCAACGATTCTTCTTCGTCTCAGGCGAAACCAAAACAAGTGACAGAGAACAAATCCGAAACATTGTCGACCGTCAAAAGAATTCTATTATTCTCGCTAGTCTGGGTACTTTCTCCACTGGCATTAATATCAAAAACATTCATAACATTGTATTCGCATCTCCTAGTAAAAGTCAAATCAGAGTACTCCAATCGATAGGCCGTGGATTGCGTAAGTCGGACGATGGTGTAGATACCAAGTTGTACGATATCGCAGACGACCTTCACTGGAAATCTAAGAAGAATTTTACACTACTACATAGTGGTGAACGTATAAAAATTTATGCGCGTGAGAAGTTTCCTTACAAGATAACACAGGTACCTATATGAACAACAACTTAGTCCATCTCCGTATGTCATCTGGTGATGAAGTGATATGTGAAGTGATGGAATGGCCTAGTGATGATAATTCTGAAATGATTGTTCGCAATGCAATGACTCTTTCTTATTCATATGATGAAGAGTTTGCTCAAATATTTGGTCTCAAACCTTGGTTCACCTTTCTAGAAAATTATAATGAATATGTCATTATTGATACTAACAAGGTGATGGCCACTGCGAAACCAAACAAAGCATTCATTACCGAATACGTTGATGCTGTTGCACAGATGCATCAATTGGGTGTAAAACGAAAGAGAGATGCACAACGGGAAACGATTGAACAGGAAAAACGTTTCCTTGAGGCCCTAGAAATGATGCAATCCAAATTAGGGTCTAAAGATTCATCCTCAACTAATGTGATCAGTTTCCCAGATAAAACCATTCACTGATCTGTATATTCACTGGTCGGCGTGTTATGGCTCTAGGGTACCAGTTCTTTCCTCAAAAGTCAAGCCTCTTGAATTTCTTATAACTTTTTGGTATAGTATATTGAATTAATGGAGTTATGTAATGGCAATCAAACCAAAAGATAAACCGCACTATGTTAACAATGCGGATTTCTCTACCGCAGTAAAAGAGTATGTTATGTCTGCAAACACGGCCAAGTCGGAGGGTAAACCCACTCCGATTGTGACCAATTACATTGCGGAATGTTTTCTCAAGATCTCAGAAGGTCTGTCCCACAAAGCCAACTTCGTGCGTTACACGTATCGTGAGGAGATGGTCATGGACGCAGTCGAGAACTGTCTGAAGGCAATCGAAAACTATGACATAGAAAAGGCAACACGAACCAAGAAACCAAATGCGTTTGCATACTTTACACAAATTTCTTGGTACGCATTTCTACGTCGTATTCAGAAAGAAAAGAAACAACAGGACATTAAACTGAAGTTTCTTTCCGAAAGTGATATCGGTGAACTGATCGCCGCAGAACTAGACGATGATGAAGCAATCCGACAGACTCAATTCTTTGTGGACAGTCTACGTGAACGAATCGATGTGGTCAAAGAGACCGATAGGGCCGTAACAGAATATGCAAAAGAGACTAGAAAACGTCGAAGAAAACGTGTAGACTCTGATCTATCTGACTTTCTTGATGAGGACGATCTGTGAAAATCGCACTGCTAAATGACACCCATGCGGGTATCAGAAATAGTTCTGAAGTAATGATGGATTACCAAGAACGTTTCTATCGTGATGTATTCTTTCCCTACCTGAAAGAAAATGGTATTACCAAGATCTTACACCTTGGTGACTACTATGACAACCGGAAGTTCATCAACTTCAAGGCCTTGGAACACAACCGTAAAATCTTTCTGGAAGTACTCCGCAAAGAAAAGATTCATATGGACATCATTCCAGGCAACCACGACGTTTACTATAAGAACACGAATGATCTGAGTGCACTCAAAGAACTATTGGGTCACTATATGGAAGAGGTTCGAATCATCGAGAAACCAATGGTGGTGAACTATGATGGTCTGGACGTGGCACTTCTGCCGTGGATCAACGCAGAGAATGAAGAAGAATCCATGAAGTTCCTCAAGGGGTGTAAGGCGCCTGTGTGCGGTGCACACCTTGAACTGTCTGGTTTCGAGATGCAGGCTGGTATCATCTGCGACCACGGTATGGACCCCGATTACTTCAAACGTTTTGAAACGGTTCTGTCTGGTCACTATCACACCAAGTCGTCGTCTGGTAATATTCACTATCTTGGATCACAGATGGAATTCTTCTGGAGTGACGCACACGATCCTAAGTTCTTCCATGTGTTTGATACTGATACACGGGAACTGACTCCGGTAAAGAACACGGTGACTCTGTTCGAAAAAGTATACTACGACGATACGGGTAAGACGCCGTGGGCAGTCAAGTCGCCGATGGTTATGGACATTCGACATCTGGACAATAAGTTTGTCAAGGTCATCGTTGTCAACAAGTCAGACCCAAGGATCTTTGAGGCCTTCATCGATCGAGTCAACTCCCGTAAGATACACGAACTGAAGATCGCAGAGAACTTTGAAGAGTTTGTTGGGTCATCCGTCGAGGACGATAAAGTTTCGCTTGAATCTACGGAAGAATTGTTATATACTTTCATTGATAACGTGGATACTCCACTTAACAAGAACACCATCAAAGGGATGGTGCGTGAATTGATGGTAGAGGCACAGACTCTCGAATTAGTATGATTACATTTAGAAAACTCCGTTACAAAAACTTCTTGTCAACGGGCGACTCGTTTACAGAAATTAATCTTGACCAATTCTCATCCACGCTCATTGTGGGTCAGAATGGTGCGGGTAAGTCTACCATGTTAGACGCTCTGTCGTTTGGTCTGTTCGGTAAGGCACATCGATCTATTAACAAGAACCAGATGGTCAACTCAATCAACGGCAAGGCCTGTGTGGTTGAGGTGGAGTTCTCTGCACTGGGATCTGAGTATAAGATCGTGCGTGGTATCAAACCCGTGAAGTTTGAAATATACCGTGACAACACGTTGCTCAACCAAGACAGTCACAACAAAGAGTATCAGAAGGTACTCGAACAGAACATTCTCAAACTAAACCACAAATCCTTTCACCAGATTGTGGTGTTGGGTTCGTCGTCGTTTGTGCCGTTCATGCAGTTACCCGCACAACACCGACGTGAGGTGATCGAAGATCTACTCGACATCAATGTGTTCTCCAAGATGAATGGTATTCTCAAAGAGAAGTTCTCTGTACTGAAAGAAAAGGTACGTGCGAACACGGCTGATCTGGAGAACCTACAGTACAAGATCGACACACAGTCCAAGTACGTCGTAAACCTTGAGAAGAACCAGCGAGACAACCGTAACGAAAAACTGTCGGAGATTGCAAAACTCGAAGAGTCAATCAATAATGTGCGTTTGGGTATGGGTAATGTCGACCGTTCATTCCTTGATGATCTGACAGAACAACACACCAAGTTCATGGACAAGGTCACGGAGATTAAGAAGTTTGATCACCAGTTTGGAGTCAAACAGAAGGAACTCAACAAAGAGATTAAGTTCTATGAAGACAACTCAACCTGCCCCACATGCGATCAAGGTATCGATGAGGGACTTAAACAAACCAAGACAGACGCCGCCTCAAAGAAGTGGGACGAACTCGAAGAAGGACGACAACAAGCCTCCGGTCAGATAAAGAAGTTTACGGACAAGATGGATGCCGTCGCAGATGAGATTGCTCAACTACGGGACAGTATCGCAGACTTTGATAAGAAACAGGTGACTATCGATGGATATCAACAACAAATTACAACTCTTCATAATTACTTGGCCCGACAAGACGACGACACAACTTCTATTGAATCCGAAAAGTCTATACTTGTGGGTCTCCATGATGATCGAGAGGGACTGCGAAAATCGAAGGCCGACCTCAACGAGGCCGTTGCGTATTCGACCGTTATCACAGAGTTGCTCAAAGACACGGGAATTAAAACAAAAATTATTAAACAGTATCTACCCGTCATTAACAACCTCACAAACAAGTATCTACAAGTTCTAGATTTCTTTGTGTCGTTCCATTTGGATGATACCTTCAAGGAATCTATCAAGTCAAGACACCGTGATGAGTTCTCGTATGAATCATTCTCAGAAGGTGAGAAACAACGCATCGACCTTGCGCTCCTATTCACATGGAGACAGGTGGCGAAGATGAAGAACTCTGTGGCCACCAACCTGTTGATACTGGATGAGACATTTGATTCGTCTCTCGATGTCGAGGGTGTAGATAACCTAACCAGTATTTTAGACACATTGGGTGACGATACCAATGTATTCATCATCTCACATAAAGGTGAGTTACTAGAAGGAAAGTTCGAAGACAAGATAGAGTTTGTCAAACGTAAGAACTTTAGTGTGATTGCATGAGTTACTCTTTTAAGAGACACCAACCATTTCTGAGTGAGGGTGTCGCAAGACAGGCCTCGTCTTACTGCGATAAGTTGTTACGTTCCCGAGCCCATGTTTGGACTACCAACTTTGCGTGGGATGATTTTGCACAAGATCCAGAAAAAGAAAGGTACCACAACCTTAATTTGGTACATAGAATCAAAGAATCTAATCCGGATCTGCATGATGCGATTGTGACGGATCTCAAGAAACACTATCCCACATGGGCACCGGAGACGGATGGTTCGATGCAGTTTTTTGTGTGGACGGGTGGTTCTCGTATCGAATGGCATCGAGACTTTTCTCTAGACAAAGAGAAGGGAGACCGTTGTGGTGCAATCACAATCTACCTGAACCGACAATGGGAAATTGAATGGGGTGGTGACTTCTTGTACAAGGATGAGAACAAACAAGTTCAGAGGGTTACACCAGCCTACAACTCTGCGGTGGCCATCGGTGCAGTCCAGCATAGATCAACTCGTATTGAAGGTAGACACTTTCGAAAATGTATTCAAATTTTTTGTAGAGATGAATCGCTTGACTCTAACAAAGAATTCTGTTAAACTGTGGTATTGTTAATTAAGGAAAATCGTTATGGAATTATCTGATCGCGCCTTGCAAGTTCTCCGCAACTTCTCAGGCATTAATGGAAACATCTTTATAGAAGAAGGCAACGTGGTTCGTACAGTTTCAGAATCACGTACTGTTCTTGCGAAGTCGACGTTGGACACTCAGTTTCCGACATCGTTCGGTATCTATGATCTACGTGAGTTTCTGAGTGTGTTGGGTCTTGTTGACGCACCCTCACTCAATTTCTCTGAAAAGTATGTCGAGTTGTCTGGTGAGACTGGCCGTTCAAAGGTCAAGTACTTCTACTCTGACCCATCGACACTGACTACCGTGAACAAGGATCTTGCACTCCCAACTGTGGATGCATGGTTCACTCTGGATAGTCAGACGTTCGGCAAGATCAAGAGTGCCGCATCTGCGCTGGGTCATCAAGAGGTTAATGTGACTATAGATAACGGTGTCATTATGTTGACAACCAAAGACAACGATGACGATACGTCTAATGCGTTCTCTATCGTAGTTGAAGGTGAGTCTGAGAGTGAGAACCTCAAGGCTGTGTTCAACATCAACAATCTGAAGATGGTAGAGGATGGCGACTATCGCGTCTCTCTGTCTTCAAAATATATTTCACATTTTGTGAATACAGAATCCAATAGTGAGTATTGGGTAGCGCTACAGAAGTCCAGTAATTTTTAAGGAGATGTCTTAATGGATAATGAAGTAATGGATCTCGTGAATCGAGTCACTCGCAGCACTGTTGCTGTGGTTGACACGGTTGCCGCACGAGGTGGTTTTCGCGGTGAAGAGCTCTCGACCATCGGTCAGTTGCGTGATCAGTGCATCGCATTGATTTCCAAGGTTGAAGCAATTCAAGGCGAAGAGTCAGCAACTGAGGAATAATCATGACACCGATCGATGCGGTATTCATGGTTGTAGTCGTGGGATTATTGTGTGCGATTCTTTACTATGTGAAGATTCCCCAGTTCACAATGCCTACGGAAGTGGAACCCCCTCAATATGAGCCGGTTCCCGATTCAGAAGTCTTAGACGATCCCGTTGTGGAATTGGAGTCTATGACAAAGGCCGAGTTACTGGACTTGGCCGAACTACGAGAAGTTAGTGTCGCAAAGTCTTGGACGAAAGGTAAAATCGTCGAAGCCCTTGCAAACGACCAACACTAATGATACAATAGGGGACTTTGTCCCCTTTCTTTATTATGGAGTTATTATGAACAACAAAGAGTTTTTGTGGTGTGAATCATACAGGCCACAAACAATTGCAGACTGCATCCTACCAGATCACATGAAGAAAACATTCCAAGAGATTGTGGACTCTGGTGAACTCCCTAACATGTTATTTACCGGAACGGCAGGCCTTGGTAAGACCACCGTTGCGAAGGCCCTCTGTAACGAACTAGACATCGATTACATTCTGATCAACGGTTCAGAAGACGGCAACATCGACACTCTCCGTAACAAGATCCGACGATTCGCCTCTAGTGTTTCGTTGATGGGTGGTTACAAGTGTGTCATTCTAGATGAGGCAGATTACCTCAACGCACAATCAACCCAACCCGCATTGCGTGGATTCATCGAGGAGTTCTCTGACAACTGTCGATTCATTCTGACATGCAACTTCAAGAACCGTATCATCGAACCACTCCACTCTCGATGTGGTGTGTATGAGTTCAACACATCCAAGAAGGATATGCAGAAGTTGTGTTCTCAGTTCTACCAACGAACCACAAACATCTTTCAGAATGAAGGCGTCGACACCAACGGCCAGATGACAGACGTTGCAGAACTGATCATGAAACACGCACCCGATTGGAGACGTATTCTGAACGAACTCCAACGTGCGTCTATTGGCAAAACCCTGAACCTTGGAACTCTAACCAAGACCGATGCATCCTATGATAATCTTTTCAAATCATTAAAGGACAAAGACTTTAAGAAGATGCGGTCGTGGGTTACAAACAACATGGACGTTGACTCATCGGTAATCTTCCGATCAATATACGATAGTATGTACGAGAAGGTGGTACCACAATCAATCCCACAACTGGTTTTGATTCTCGCAGACTATCAGTATAAAGACGCATTCGTTGCGGATCACGAACTCAACCTCGTTGCCTGTATGACTGAGATCATGGCTAATGTGGAGTTCGAATGAGTCCGTTTGAATTTATAAACTCAATCAACACCACCAAAAAGAATCTGATCGTGGATGATCAGAGTGAGAAGGCCTACAATCCCTATATCACCAACCACTCCCTTTCCTACTTTAGTGATACAGTTCACATTGTTAACGTTTTGAACAGATACCACCATCTGGATAAGAAACTTCAGTATGACTTTTTACTAAATATAATTAGAAAACGAAAGCGGTTTTCCAAATGGAATAAGCCGGATGAAGTGAGTAACTTGGAAGCGGTAAAAGAATATTATGGTTATAGCAATGAGAAGGCTAGATCCATCCTATCTCTACTCTCTCCTGAACAAATCGAAATAATAAAGGAAAGGACGTATAAAGGTGGAACAAAATAAATTATGGACACCCAATGATATGTTGGAGATTGTCCTGAACGAACCCGACGACTTTTTAAAAGTACGGGAAACACTGACTCGTATAGGCGTGGCGTCTCGACGCGAAAATCGTCTGTACCAGTCTTGCCATATCCTACACAAACAGGGTAGGTATTTCATTGTGCATTTCAAAGAACTCTTTCTGTTGGACGGTAAGAAGTCTAACCTAGAAGATTCTGATATACAACGACGCAACACCATTGCAAATATACTT